ATTGCGAACGATTACAGAAGTACATGAGTTTGAAATTAGATGAAGAATTCAAGTTGTTCTTGCGTTGGAGAGGATTCAACATCGATAGTGGATTATTCACATTAGAGTTCAATCCACCGCAAAACTTTGCTGCTTATCGTCAAAGTGAGTTAGATACAGCCCGTGTCAATACATTCCAAGTCATGGAAGCGTTTCCTTACATGAGCAAGCGTTTTACATTAGAACGATTCTTAGGATTGAGCGAAGAAGAAATCACTAAGAATGAGAAGATGTGGCGAGAAGAACATAATAAAGATGAAGATATCGAACCTACAGGTAGCGATTTGCGTAATATCGGCGTGAGTGCAGGTGATTTAGACACCGACTTAGATACTGCTGATAGCTTAGAAAATCCTCCAGAAGATGGTATGGAAGGTCCTGAAGTAGCCGGACCAGTAGTAGATGGACAAGCAGGTGGCATACCTGGTGGAACACCTGCACCGTCTGCAACAGGCATGTGAGATAAATAATATATCATGCGATTAATGGAAATGTTCAATGAGGCGATTCCTGGTTATCAAGATGTAGAGTCTGATAACAGTAAACCAAAGTGGAAAGAAAGCCGCAAAACTAAATTGACATTAAGACAGATACGCAAGTTACGCAGGATGATGGATGTGCGTAATTTCGAACGTAAAAAACATCTGAAAAAAGTACACGAACAATATGGCCAAACTGCTCCGGCAGAGGGCGCCCCGGCATAAATCGCTATAGTTTTCCTAAAAACGTAAAAAATACTATCTTATTGAGCATGTTTGGTGAATACTCACTAAATAAATCTACAAAGCCATTACTTAGGAGAACACTCAATGGACAACAAAAAATTTGAACAACTTATTGATTTGGTTATCAATGAGAACGAAGAACAAGCCCGTGCATTATTTCACGATATCGTGGTCGAAAAAAGCCGCGAAATCTATGAAAATATGATGGCTGATGACATGCAAGAGGGAGACGGCATGGGCGGTCAAGTCGGTCAGATGATGGACGAGATCAGTGCTGAAGAAGAAGGCATGACTGAAGAAGATGAAGTCGTTGACTTTGATGATGAAGATGATGAAGATATCGTTGACATCGATACTGATGATGACATGGGTGATGACGAAGGTGTTGAAGAACGTCTAGTCAGCATTGAAGATAAGTTAGACCAATTGATGGCTGAATTTGAATCTATCATGGGTGATAATGACGAAATGGCTGATGACGAAATGGCTGCTGACGATGAGATGGATGCTGCTGATGACGAAGAAATGGCTGCCGGTGACGAAGAAGCTATGATGGAAGCCATCACACTAAAGAAAGTCTCTGTGACTCACGGTGACAATGGTCAAAACACAAAAAGCACAAGTTTACAAAACAGCGGACAAGCTGGAATGGACAGTCGTCCAGTAAAGTTCAGTGGCGCGAGCGAGACAGTTCCTACAAGTCCTAAAGGACCTAGCAACTTCTACTCAAAAGGTGAGACAAGTGTAAAAGACGCTAACAACTGGAAGAATGCTCCTGCACAGAACAATGCAGATTTAGAAGCGGCACCGAAACCAGTGACTAAAGATGAAGCGGGTAAGGTTCGTAGCCCAGTCGCTGAGTCACGCAAGCCAGTCAAGCGTAGAATATAAGGAATCTTGGAGCAATGGCTTTGTATCTCAAGGAGCACTTAACTTTTGACCGTGCCAGCATGGTGGTCGAAAGCGTAAGTGAGGGCGATAAGAAGAACCTTTACATGAAAGGTATCTTCATTCAGGGTGGGGTAAAAAACGCCAATGAGCGTATTTACCCCGTTTCTGAAATAGAATCAGCCGTACAAACATTGAACGAACAGATTACCGAAGGTCATTCTGTGTTGGGTGAAGTAGATCACCCAGATGACTTGAAGATCAACTTAGACCGTGTATCACATATGATTACTAGTATGTGGATGGATGGTGCTAATGGGTTCGGCAAGTTAAAGATTTTACCAACTCCAATGGGGCAACTAGTTGCTACTATGCTAGAGAGTGGTGTGAAACTCGGCGTTTCAAGTCGTGGTAGCGGTAACGTGGACGACATGAACGGCAAAGTAAGTGACTTTGAAATAGTCACAGTGGATATTGTTGCACAACCAAGCGCACCCAATGCGTATCCAAAAGCTATCTATGAAGGCATGATGAATTTACGTCATGGTCATAGAATGTTGGATATCGCAAAAGATGCACAAGGCAACAAAAAAGTAGAGAAATATTTAAAAGGCGAAGTCCTTCGTCTTATAAATGATCTCAAAATCAAATAAAGGGGAAACAGCATGTTTGATGCTATCAAGCCATTACTTGAAAGTGGACTTATTAACGAAGATGTAGGCCTTGCTCTAAACGAAGCATGGGAATCTAAGTTACAAGAGGCACGTGAGCAAGTACGTGTTGAATTACGTGAAGAATTCGCACAACGTTATGAACATGACAGAATCGTGATGGTCGAAGCCCTAGATAAGATGGTTACAGATGGTCTAACAAATGAAATTGAAGAATTTCAAGTTGAGAGACAAGCAATGAACGAAGACCGTGTGCAAGCTAAACAACAATTGCGTGAGAATGCAGTAAAATTCAATAATTTCATGGTTACTAAACTAGCCGAAGAAATCAAAGAATTGCGTAGCGAGCGCAAACTACAAATGGAAAGTCAAGCTAAACTAGAACAATTCGTTGTTCATGCATTAGCCCGTGAGATCAAAGAATTCTCACAAGACAAGAAAGCTGTAGTAGAAGCAAAAGTCAAGTTAGTTGCTGAAGGCCGTAAACAATTAGAAACATTGAAGTCACGTTTCGTGAGTGAAAGTGCAGCAAGATTGAATACAGTCGTAACTAAACATCTAAAGGGTGAATTAGGTCAGTTGAAAGAAGATATCAAAGTTGCTCGTGAGAACAATTTTGGACGTAGAATATTTGAAAGTTTTGCAAGCGAGTTCTCAGTTACTCATTTAAATGATAAAGCTGAAACCCGTAAACTAATGAATGCTCTACAATTAAAAGACCAGCAATTAGCCGAATCCATTACAGTACTCACTCAATCTAAAAAATTGATTGAATCTAAGGAACGTGAAGTTCGTATTATCAAAGAGTCTAATCAACGTGAAAAAATGATGAGTGATTTACTTGCTCCATTAAACGATGAGAAGGCAAAAGTGATGAAGGACTTACTAGAAAGTGTACAAACACCAAAGTTGCAAAGCACTTTCGATAAGTATCTACCAGCAGTTCTAAATAGTGGAGCAGAGAGAAAGACTACTAAGCCTATCCTCCGCGAAAGTATTAAAGAAGTAACTGGTGATAAATCTGCCGTTAAACAAGAAGTAGATATGGATCAACGTGATAACGTTATCGATATCAAACGCCTGGCAGGGCTTTAAAATAGACATAATTTAGGAGAAAATTAAAATGTCAAAAGTATTATTAGAAGGACGTTGGAACGAGACCAAAGAAGCCCTGTTAGAAGGTCTAAAAGGAACTCGCAAGTCAACAATGGGTGTTATCCTCGAAAACACCAAAAAGCAACTACTTGCTGAATCTTCAGCTGGTACAACAACTGCTGGCAATATCGCTACATTAAACCGTGTGATTCTTCCAGTTATCCGTCGTGTCATGCCAACCGTTATCGCTAACGAATTGGTAGGTGTACAACCAATGACAGGACCAGTTGGTCAGATCCATACACTACGTGTTCGTTATGCAAACAATTTAACAGACAACAGTGCTGCTCAAACTAGCGTTACAGCTGGTCAAGAAGCATTGAGTCCATTCTTGATTGCTCAAGCATATTCACGTACTCCAGGTGGTACTGATACATCTAGCTATTACACAGGTAACGATACTGCTGCCCTAGAAGGCAATGGCGGTAAACAAATCAGTGTACAAATCTTACGTCAAGCTGTTGAAGCTAAGTCACGTAAATTACAAGCACGTTGGACATTCGAAGCTGCTCAAGACGCACAATCACAACACGGGATTGACGTTGAAGCAGAGATCATGGCCGCTTTAGCACAAGAAATTACTGCTGAGATCGACCAAGAGATTCTATTGTCTTTAGCTACATTGGCTACAACTGAGTACACATTCAATCAAGCTACCGTAAGTGGTACAGCTACATACGTTGGTGACGAACACGCTGCATTAGCTGTTCTTATCAATCGTGTCGCTAACTTGATCGCTCAACGTACCCGTCGTGGTGCTGGTAACTGGGCTGTTGTATCTCCAGCTAGCTTGACAGTATTGCAATCTGCAACTACTTCAGCTTTTGCTCGTACAACAGAAGGTACATTCGAAGCTCCAACTAACACTAAGTTCGTTGGTACATTGAATGGCGCAATGCGTGTATTCGTAAACAGCTATGCACCTGATACACAACCTGTATTGGTTGGGTACAAAGGTTCTTCAGAGACAGATGCAGCGGCATTCTATTGCCCATACATTCCGTTGATGAGTTCTGGTGTTGTTCTAGATCCTAACACATTCGAACCAGTCGTGTCATTTATGACTCGTTATGGTTACATCGAATTGACAAACACAGCGTCATCTTTCGGTAACGCTGCTGACTATGTTGGTGAGATCGCTGTTCAAAATCTAACATTCCAATAAAAACGGAATCAAACTTTTACCCTCGGGATGGGAAGTTTACTCAAAAGGCTCTTCGGAGCCTTTTTTGTTGGCTATATAGTCACATCACTATCTACTGTTATATCTAAGATACTCTTTTCTTTAGATTTCTTCTGATACAACCTATCGCAATTAGCACAGATAGTCAACAAGTTACTAGCATCTTTGTTCTTATTGTTTCCATCTATGTAGACTAAATCTAATTGGCAACTGTCTACTGGAACGAAACTGCATTGTTCACAATGATATTTCTTGTTCAATAGATATCCATTCTTTGGATCATATAATGCTTTGCTGCATTGCACACAATATTTGTGCCACTGTTTGAATCCATGCTTGCTGGTGCCATTTGATTTGGCTAGTGCGATATTGCATCTCTTACAGAATGGTCTTGTTGGTTGTTGTGTGAGCATGAACGTATTTATAAAAAAGATTTTTCTAGTGCTTAAAACCATGACTATTAAATTCATTTTAACGATAAATATAATATCACTAGGATAATATATGTCATCAGAACCATTTAATACATTGGGGGGTCTTACAGTTGGAATACCCGCCATACCCGTCGTTAATAGTACTGGAACAGTAGTAGCAAATGTAAACAATGACTATGTTCTAGCCAATACAGTATTAACAAACAATCTCAGATATGCTAACGGAAACACATATGTTCCCGGAGCAAACACTCAATTAGTTTTCAATAGTAATTATAGTTTCGGTGCTAGCGCAAATCTAACATTCGACACTGTTACTAATTTCTTGACTACGACTAATCTAAACGTATTGGGAGCGACATCATTAGGTGATGTAGCTAACGTCAGCATCACAGGTGGATTGAACGGATACTTCTTACAGACAGACGGACTAGGTACGTTGACCTGGACAGCTGGTACAGGTGGTGGAGGTGGCAATGGTGAACCAGGTGGAAGCAATACTCAAGTTCAGTTCAACAATGCAGGAACTTTTGCAGGTGATCCATCATTCACATTTGATTATCTATCAAACGTATTGACTGCATATCAAGTTAACGCATCTAATTTCGTAGGCAATCTAGTAGGTACTGCATCGAA